TTCTGCATAAGCTTGATAACCTACATCTTCTACTTTACCAAGTCTAGGGTCACCACCCATTAAACCACCTGTTGCAGCTTTCTTAACATTTGCTTTATTCATAGTAATTTTATTATATTGTAGTTCACCTATTCGTTCTTTGATTTTAGCATCTGGTTCATTTGCATTTTTCATTGCACTATAAACTGCTAATGCTCTGTTGTAATTATCTTCTACAACATCACCTGCTTTATATCTTGCTCTAGTTTTATCAAATAATCTTAATGGAGTTCCTTCTCTTACACTTTGTGGTGTGTTAGTATCATACAATCCCATAGTAGGTGCATCATCAGAAGCGGGTTGCATAAACCCATCCATTTGATTTTTAATTTTACTAGTAGCCATAAAACTATTTTCCTTTTTTCATTCCTTTTTTCATCATGCCACCATACATCATTTTTTTCTTCTTGGCAGCCATTCCTCCACCCATCATTTTCTTTTTAGGTGGTCTTCCTTTTGTACTTCCGTAAGTTCCTTTTCCCATTGGCATAGTTATTTCTCCTGTTGTTGATTAAGTTTATTAGTTCGTTCCAGTTGGATTAACTGTTCCAGTAAATTCCATTTCCCCTGTTTGCGGTACACTTCCTGTTCCGATTGTGCCATTGCCAACTCCCGAGTTGTCTGGGCTTGGAGTGTCAGTAGGTACTCCTTGAGGGGCTTCCATTGGGGACTCTGGACTATCTGCTCCACTAGCTTGTGTTGTTCTTGCATTCTGTAATCCTATAATCTTAGCATATATTTCTGCTTCATTAGGGTCATTGATAACTGTCTCTGGGTCAAGGTCTAATGTATATGCTAGTTCTTTTATTAGTTCCGGAATCTTTACGAATGGTGCTATCGAAGGATTCTGTACACTTTGTAAGAACATTGTCAATCTTTGTGACCTTACTTCTTTTTGCATTAAAGAAGATGTTCCTGTTGCCTTAACTTCAAGGTCTCCCTCTATTGCTAAGTCTCCTTCATAAAACTGCATGTTCCATTGGAAGTATGCTTCGCCTAAAGGTTTTAATAAGAAATCGTCTAAATTTTTTACGACAGTTTTTATATTTAAGTTTGCTGCTGATAATAACATTGACATACCAGAAGCTGTTCTTGTCATACTTTGAACACCTGTTTGTCCATGTGAGTATGAAGGTATTCCTGTTGACTCATCTGCCAACTGTCTAAACTTGTCAAACATCATCATGTTTTCAGTTGATGTGTTTGGAAACTTTAATCCATGAATTGCTTGACCCGGCATACCTGCTTGTCTTCTAAATATCTTGCCCGGATATACATCCATGTTTTGTCCTGCAACTAATGCTGACTCATCAACATCAAATACAAGTGAACCCGACAATGCTAAATTATCAATTGCCATTCTTGCATGACCATTCATAATTTGTTGAGCATCATTCATATTTTCTGGTACACCTATACCAAAGAAACTATATGGATTCTTCTCATAAGGAAATGCATTGTATGGTATTCTGTAAGGTTTAAATGGATTGACTACCATTCTTAAAACTCTATTCTCAGTTACCCATGCATTAACTTGCATTTCTTTCTCATCATCCATTCCTTCTGGAATAGGAATCTGAGAGTCTTCTAAAACTTTTTTATCTACACAACCCCAGAACTCTAGTACTTCAAATCTATCTGTCTCAGTTGTGTTTGAGTTATCTTCATTTTTAATTTGAGTTTCAAATGTTCTGTTCTGATAATTAGGACCATCTTCTAAAGTTTTTAATACTTCTTCTTTATCAAAGAAAGGTCTATTTAATAAATCTCTTAATTGATTTTTATTTAGTTTGTGTCTATGTACAACATATTCACACTCTTCAATATTTTTTGCATTAGGGTCTGGATAAAAATCCCATGCACTTACAAATTCTAATCTAGGAACTTTAACTTCTTCTGGTGTATAACTTCTTGTACCATCTTCATTCTTTACATATCTGTGTAAAGTTTTATTAAAAGTAAAAGGACCTTTGATAATTCCTGTTCCTAATAAACAAGATTCAAATATTGCACTTCTTAATTCTTGTGACCCACTAGACTCATCAATCTCGTCATGGATTAATTTTTCCATTCGTCTTGCTAGTGTAGTAGCAGGTCTTATTTGTGCCATCTCTGGCAATGGAGCAGAACCTTTTTTAACAGCTTCATCTCCTAGTTCATCTTTAAGTGAACCTAAAAATTCTTTATCTTCTTGTAGTCCAGTAAATGTTGCACCCTTTGGTAACTCTCTACCATCACCTTCAAATCCAACCAAAGACATTTGCTCTGGTGACATTGATGGTTGTGATTGGTCTGGTCCACCTTCTATACTTGGTCCAGAGTTTTGTAGGTTCTCTCCTACAGGATTAAGATGAGCATATTCAGCTACACCTTCTGGTACTTTTGTTTCTTCTACTGATATTGGAAACTTGTTAGCAGAAAACAATACATCTACTAATTGTCCATACGCAGCTAAAACTTTTGTCTTAGTTACTTTTACAAAGACTCTTGACTTCTCATGTTCTCTAAAACGAACATTCTTATAATACTGACCTCTGTAATTATGAAAAGCTTCTAGCCATCTGTCTTCATCAGATTGCCTTGCTCTTTCCGAAGTGACAAACTTTTCATAGACATAGGAAGCTAGTCTTGTAGCTTCTTGTTCTGTTTCTTGTTTGTTTTCGTCAGTTGATTCGGGATTGTCTTTATAGTCTGCCATAATTACTTATACCTTTATTATACACCTACTTAGGGTTATTGTCAAGTCTTTTATTAAATTCTTATCATTTTCTTAATTACACTTCTAGGATATACATTTCTATCCCCAAAAGATACCTCACCATTGTCATTTTGGTAGGAAGCAAAGCTATATACATACTTATCAGTCTTCTTGAATATATAAGCTTCGGTGTTAATTGTAGCTACAGACATCTTAGAAAACTCATTAAAATCAGTAATCGAACTATCACCAACGATATCTTCCCATACTATTAGATATTTGAAGTATTCTTTATCGCCTACTATAATAGAACTAATCTTCTTTACCATTTCTACACCATTCTCTAAATGAGTCTTCTGGTCCTCCCATATCATTTAATCTGAATATCTTTGGGGCTTTCAAAACATACTCAACATTCTTTTTCTTTTTATGTTTCAGCATATCTTCGTAAGACATTACCTCATCATATTCTTTGCCGGTTGTTAAATCTTTGAAAGTATATACTGGCATACTACGAGAAGTATTTCTTTAACATACTAATTTGGTCATCATACTCAGCTATTATCTTTAATTCTTTTTCTATAGTCTCAAGTACATCTGGGTGTTCTGCTACACCTGCAGGGTTCTCTAAGAATATGTCAATGTTAGCTTTGTGTTTTTTAATATGTCCTTCTGCGTGTCCTATTAGACTTTCTATTATCTTTGCTCTCATTTTTGTATTTGCTAAAAACATGTTGCTCTCTATCCTCACTTCATTTTCATATGACATATCATTACTATGTTCTTTGTAATTATCATATGTTCGTTTCTCTTTCATCTTTAATAACCAAATGTAGGGTCAGATGGTGTAAATCTTTTAATCTCTCTCATCTGACTATAAGCTGAAGACTTTTGTGGTCTTGACATAATTAAATATCTAAGTGCATCATATGCGTGGTCTGATGCTTTAGTATCCACATCCTCGGGCTTATTAGGGTCAACAGGAATACTTTGTAATTCTCTTATTAAATTTACACAATTAGAAAATATTTGTAGCTTTGGTCTGCCTGTTGTCTTGTTTTGTTTTAGATACTCATGTATCTGTATCTTTCCTTGAATTCTATTTTTATCTGCAGGTCTCAACTTATGTCCTGCTCGGACCAATGTTTCTCCGACTGTTGGTCCTCCCACACCTGTCTTGTTCCAAGCGGCAGTATCTAATACTCCTTGAATACTTTTGTGGTCTTCCTTTTCATATTCTGTTATCATGTTAGATAAGTCTTCACCTGTCAAACCTTTTTTATAAAGTTCTCTATAGATAATTAGTGTGTCATCATCTGGGTCTATCGTTGCCCATACACAAGCAGATTCGGCAGCATAGCCATAATCAATTCCTTTATACTTAGTCCAATGTACTGGAATTTTAAAAGGAGGTATTACATGTATCTCGGGATTGAACTCGACAAATGCTGCACCTTCTGCTACATCCCAATTACCATCTAGTAATTGTTTTCGTTGTATCGGAGGTAACGATTCCAACATTTTTTCATATCGACCATCTTCTGATAGATAAGGATTATCTTCTAATCGTGCAGGAATAAACTTTCTTGTAAGACCATCTGGTCCTTTAAATGATTCATTAGGAGGATTTGGGTCGAGGTATCTTTTTCTCACCCAATGTCCACCAACTCCACCGGGGTTTGCAGTACACCGAATATAAGGTTTTATTTCTGGGTCTGTTGTTCTTAATCGTGATTGCAAGTATTGAAGTGGAAACTCTGTTGGGTATTGTGTTAATTCATCAACACCTATCCAACTATAAGCTTGTCCTTGATATCTGTACACATCTGCGTCTCTATCAAGATATCCAAACTCCAATGTAGCACCCGAGGGAAACTTCCATACCTTTTCTACTTCTCTGAACTTAGCACCCGGAAAAGCTTTGGTATATAATTCTCTGGACTTGTCTATTAATTCTCTTAACTCTGGCATACTTCTTCTTAGAAGTAATGCTCTGTGTGTAGGTCTATGCATGAACCTCAATGGGTCAACTAACATTGCATAAGATTTTCCTCCACCTGCTGCACCTCCATAAAGAACATCTTGTTCTCCGGCAGCTAAAAAATCTGTCTGTGGTCCATCATTCGGTTTAAAGACTATGGACTCTTTGTTTTCTTTTATAAAGTCTCTAACTTGTTTCGGTGCTTTATCAAACTCTGATTCAGTAAGAACTGTATTTTTATTGGTAGTTTGTTGTCGCTTTGGGTCAACCGCAAGTTCAACCTTTGTTAAAACTTTTTTCTTTTCGTTTAAATTATTTCTTTTCTTAGCTATCTTTCTTTCGAGTTTAGCTAATTCTTTTTCTTTATCTCTTAATTCTTTTCTAGCTTGTAGCTTTGCTTTAGTCTCCATAGACAAATGTCTAGGGGCTTTAGAACCTTTAGGTCTGCCAACCATTATACTTCCCTTTTGTCTAGTAATCCTTTTATCTTAGATTTATCAACTATCTTCTTTAATCCTACATAAGATATCTTACGACCAGTCTTATGTTCTAGTTGCTCAGATGCACCTCTCAATGATAGTGAACCATTCATTATGTGCTTCTTTGTTTCTTCTAATTCTTGTAACTGTTCCGGTATTGGTTCAAGGAAACCTTTTTCTTCTGATTCTTTGTATCCAAATGGTATAGTAGATGTTTTTCTTTTGGTCAACATTATGTGCCTAGACTTGGCTTATACTCCTGTACTTTAACTTCAATACATTGTGCATCAATATAGACACCTACAAATCCTGCTTGTTCGGATTCTTTCTTCATAACTTCTATTGCTACTGGTTTATATATTTCACATTCTGCCATAGAAGTAAAATACATTCCTTTTTGATAATACTGCGGACTTGTTGAAGTACTAAGGAATAGTAATAAATAAAATACTTTAGTCATCTTCAACCTCTATTGGTTGTGCGTCTATAATAGTTTCTTTCTTATCTGGTAGGATAAAAATTCCGCCACTATGATTGTGGTTAACATTTAAACTTTCTCTTTTAGCAACACCAACTCTATCCAACAATGTCTGTGCTGCTTGTAGCTTTGCGTTAACTTGTGGAATAGGTTCATCACTTTCTAAAACCTCAACTAACTTCTTTGCTGCTTTAGGTGCTGAATGGGCTAGTATCGTATTAGCTGTGTCGATAATCTCCTGTCGGAGACTTTTGACAACAGCATAATAACTAGTGTCCTCATAACCTGCAACTTGAAGTGCCGCTTTTATATCTCCTTGGGCTTCGCCACTTAAAGCATCTAAAAACTTTTCTTGTTTCTCAGTTAGGTTTCTGTTTTTGTTGGATTCTGTTGTTTGTAAAAAACTCATACTTCTTATTATACACCTCTAGTTAACATCTGTCAAGTTTTTTTTTCTCTTGACAAATCCGCAGAGGGGTGTATAATTATATATAGACTGCCGGGGGCTATAACACCCCTATAATACTTTTTATAATATTTAGCCCCGCCAAAACCGGTGGGGTTTTTTTATGCCTGTAACGCACCCCCAACTAGTTAACACTATAATCTGATAATTTTGTGTGAGTGTTATATATATGTGGCGGGTAGGGGCTATGGCACTAGCGTAGGGGTTGCATAGATATCACAATCTTGCCATATTTTAAATAAACAAATAAAACCCCTATTTTATATTTACTGTCAAGCTAACATATTTTAAAAATTAAGTCAATAAAAAAAATAAAATAATTTAATTTAATCTAGTTAACAAATATAATTTAAATGTAATACTTATATAATATATTTTACTTGCTTCAATAAATTCAATAAATCTAATAAAATCAATAAGAATAATAATTTATAAATAAATAAAAATAATTACTTGACACTTATTTAATTATATGATTTAAGGGTTATATATTAACTTAACAAATGGAGTAAATAAAAATGATTAAATTAAATAAACTTTCAAAAATCAAAAATAAACATTTTGAAAATGAA